GACTCTTATTCTATTTGGATATTTTTTAGCTTCGCGAAAAAAACATGTTCTTTTATGAAGAGAAAGGGTTATAACGCGACCGACGTTACTTTCTCTTTTGTGTTTGCATATTTTTTAAAAAGAAAGGAGGCCCACTTATGGCTAGTAGTTCCAAATTAGAAAGAGACTTTCAATCAAGTCTGATAAAAGAACTAAAAATGATATTTCCCGGATGCATGGTAATGAAACTTGACTCGGGTTATATTCAAGGAATTCCCGACCTATTAATTTTATACAAAGACAAGTGGGCTACCCTGGAATGTAAAAAACATAAAGGTGCTAAGAAACAGCCAAATCAAAAATACTATGTTGGTCTTATGAATGAGATGTCATTCTCAAGATTCATATGTCCAGAGAATAAAGAGGAGGTATTGCATGAACTTCAACAAGCATTTAAACCTTGAGGGACAACATGCGTTTCTTGGGGCTAGCAAATACCATTGGATTAATTATGATGAACATAAACTAATTGAAGCATATTCGAAATTTACAGCGGCTCAAAAAGGAACAGAACTTCATGAATTTGCAGCTCAATGCATTAGATTGGGACAAAAACTTCCCAAGTCTCAAAAAACATTGAATATGTATGTTAACGATGCAATTGGATTTAAAATGACTCCTGAGCAACCTTTATATTATTCGGAAAACTGCTTCGGCACAGCCGATGCTATTTCCTTTAGAAATAAAATGCTTAGGATCCACGATTTTAAATCTGGGGTTATTCCGGCACATATGGAACAGCTTGAAATATATGCTGCTTTGTTTTGTTTGGAATACAGAGTTAGACCTTCGGACATTGACATAGAATTGAGAATTTATCAGTCTGACGAAATCTTACATCATAAACCCACAGCAGAGGATATTGTTCCAATCATGGATAAGATTATTACCTTTGATAAAATAATCAATAAAATCAAAGAACAGGAGGGTTATTAAAACATGAATCCCATAGCGGAAGAAATTTTAATGCATTATGGAATGCCAAGACGTTCTGGACGTTATCCTTGGGGTTCAGGTAAAAACCCATATCAGCATAGCGGCGATTTTCTTAGCAGAGTAAATGAATTAAAGAAATCTGGTATGAGTGAGAAAGAAATAGCGGAATACATGGGACTAACAACTACTCAACTTAGAACCCAAGTCGGATTAGCAAAAGATGAAAGAAGATCTCTCGAAGTTGCCACAGCTAAAGGTTTAAGAGAGAAGGGATATTCTCTTAATGAGATTGCGAAAAAGATGGGATATAAAAATGATTCCTCTATACGTTCCCTTCTTAACGAAGATGCCGAAGCCCGTATGAATCAGGCTAGAAAAACTGCCGAATTTCTAAAGAAACAAGTCGACGAAAAAGGTATGATTGATGTCGGTGTTGGGGTTGAACGTGAACTCGGAATTTCAAGAGAAAAAATGAATCAAGCTCTTTATATTCTCGAAATGGAAGGTTATAAAGTTTATGGCGGTGGTGTTCCGCAAGCGACTAATCCTGGAAAGCAAACTAATATCAAAGTTCTCTGTCCTCCTGGCACTGAGCATAAAGAAATTTATAATTTTGATAAAATTAATTCTGTTAGGGATTATGTGTCTCATGATGGTGGAGAAACCTTTGATCCTAAATGGGTCTATCCAAAGAGCATGGACTCCAGTAGATTAAAAATTCGTTATGCCGAAGAAGGAGGAGCAGAAAAAGACGGACTCGTCGAAATTCGAAGAGGTGTCGAAGATCTTTCTCTTGGTGAATCCCATTATGCTCAGGTCCGTATTCTTGTGGATAATAAAAAATACATAAAAGGAATGGCTGTATATTCTGACGACATGCCAGATGGGGTCGATGTTATTTTTAATACTAATAAAAGTAAAGACGTTCCAAAAATGGACGTTCTTAAAAACATCAGCAACGATCCTGATAATCCTTTTGGTTCTCTTATTAAGGCTGGAATCACGGATCCCGACAAAAATGATGGTGTTAAGGGCGGACAGAGCTATTATTATGACAAAAATGGTAAGAAACAATTGTCGCTCATCAACAAGCGTGCTGAAGAAGGAGATTGGAGAGACTGGAAAGACGGTCTTCCTTCTCAGTTTTTGTCAAAGCAAAGTATTACACTTATGAAGAAACAGCTAAATTTAGCAGCTGCCGACAAACAAGCTGAATTTGATGAGATTTGTTCACTTACTAATCCAACAGTAAAGAAAGCGTTACTCAAATCTTTTGCTGATGATTGCGATGCAGCAGCCGTTCATCTTCAAGCAGCAGCTTTACCACGGCAGAAGTATCATGTTATTTTACCTTTCACTTCGATAAAGGATAACGAGGTTTACGCTCCTAATTATGATGATGGAGAACAAGTGGCTCTTATTCGTTATCCTCATGGTGGAACGTTTGAGATTCCAATCCTAACCGTTAATAATAAACAAGCAGAAGCTCGGAGGATTTTAGGAAACACTCCAGCAGATGCTATCGGAATTAACAGTAAAGTTGCAGCGAGGTTATCCGGAGCTGATTTTGATGGCGACACTGTTATGGTTATTCCTACAGGTGGTAAAGTAAAAATTACTTCTACTCCTCCTTTAAAGGGATTGGAAGGGTTTGACCCTAAAATGGAATACCCTGAACGACCTGGAATGAAGTATATGAAAAATACACAAACGGAGATGGGTAAAATTTCAAACCTTATCACCGACATGACTTTGAAAGGTGCTACACAAGATGAAATAGCAAGAGCGGTTCGTCATAGCATGGTTGTTATTGACGCCGAAAAGCATAAACTTGATTATAAAAAGAGTGAAATCGACAATGGTATTGCTTCTCTTAAGAAAAAGTATCAAGGAACTTATGACGATGACGGCCGTTATCACGAAGGTGCTTCAAC